CCCCAGCCGCTATTTGGTGGCTCCGTTCTCCGTCTACGACCACCTCCAACGTTTTCGTGGATGTGACCACCGGCGGGACAGTCGACATCAACATCGCGTACTATTCCCTCGGCTTCGCGCCCGGCTTTTGCGTATGAGAGAAAAGCGCATGGAGTATATCGTGTATAAACGGTTCCGCGGGAATGGCATTGATGGAGAATTTAATCTCCGATACGGAACTGTGGTATCGGAAATTGAAGGGTTCCTGTTTGCAGCGGACGGCAGGCGGATATGCGCTGCGACGTCCGAAAACGGATGGGAGCATTTCAGGCCGAACACGCAGGAAGGGGAAGAGCGGCAGAAAATGCTGAACGATCTGTACCGATGGTACAGAAAAAACGGCTGCGGTGAAGATTTTGCGGATGAAAAATGGCCGGGGCAGGAAAACGGCTACTGGAAAAATCGACTGCGTACCGCAAGTACAAGTCGGCTGAAACAAGTATACGCGGAAAAGATCGGAGGGGAAGCATGTATATCGTCACAAGCGAAGGGGCGTTTGCCGGATACGCAGACAGAGTTATCCCAATCAAGCTGCATCTAAACGGATGCTATGTCCCGTGCGGGGAGAACGAAGCAGAAGGATTCTGCGCACAAAAGGCCGTCACGCGGACGGATGAGGAAGGAAACGAATACAGAACACTGACCGATACAGTGTACCGGACGGAGGGACACACAATGAAAGGAACGGAGCCGGTCGGAAGCTACAAACAGCATGGTGCAGCCATCCCACTGACCGAGGCAGAAGCCGCGCTTGCAGAATTGGAGGCAGTCTATGACGCAAGATAAATTGGAAAAGCTCAAAGCCGCCATCAAGGACGGCAAGCTGGTGCAGGCCGCAGGCGGCATCAACAGCACCACCATCCAGTCGGACAAGCTGGGCTACGACTGGCGCAACATCTACGTCAACGACATTCTCGTCCGGCAGGAGTACATCGAGCAGACCGTGAAGTTCGGCACGGCGGACAATCCAATTGCGTGGGAGGCTGGGATGGCGCTCATCCAGAACGCCTACTACACGCACAACGGCGAGATCAAGGTCTGGATGGGCGCGGCAGGCGCGACGGCAAAGTGGACGGATGCGGCCTTCGTGCCGATCTGATAACGCAGAAGGGAGAAACCATGGACACAAAAACCATCATCGTCACGCTCGTCTGCGCCGTGCTCGGCTCGTCCGCGCTGACGGCGGTAGTCAACGCCGTCGTCAGCGCGATACAGAAAAAGCGCGGCAAGGCCACGACGCAGGAGGCGCACCTTGCAGAGATCGACAAAAAGCTCGGGAAAATGCAGGAGCATCAGGACGAGCAGTATTTGGCTATCCTCCGCCTCACGATCATGAGCGAGGAAATGCCAATGGCAGAGCGCCTGATCGCCGGGAAGAAATACGTCAAGCTGGGCGGCAACGGCGACGTGAAAAAGTTCCTGCACCAGCTGGAGGCGCAGTGCGAACGCAATGGAGTTTAGCAAGAAATGGCTGATTTGCAGCGCGCTCGTCAGCATCGCGCTCATCATCGCCTGCGTGGCAGGCGCAGATCTGACGGAGATCACGCTTGCGGTGCTGGCCGAAACAACGGCCTCTAGCGGCTTTTACCTCTGGAAGGCCAAGAACGAGAACCGCGCGAAGTACGCGCAGAAGTACATGGATAAATGGGCCGAGAAATACGGCCCGGAAGCGGCAGCACGCATCGCGGAGATCGTGCTGAAAGATTGAAAGGAGCATACATATGGACTACACACAGATCATCTCGGCAGTGATCGCGCTCATCAGCGCGCTCGTCTCGGCGTTTCTGATCCCGTGGCTTAAAACCAAGATCGACGCGGACAAGCTGCAAACGCTCCGCACTTACGTTGAGATCGGCGTAAAGGCGGCGGAGCAGCTGTACACCGCGACGGACGGCGCGGCGAAAAAGGCGTATGTCGTGAACTTCCTCGCCGAGAAGGGCATTCAATTTGATGTGGAAACGATCGATAAGCTGATCGAGGCCGCCGTGCTGCAGCTGCACCACGAGCTGTACGGGAGTGAGCGGGCATGAGCATCAAGATCGGACAGGCCAGCCTCGGCGAGACGGGCGGCCGCAACCAGCAGCCCGGCAACCAGAACGGGCGGGAGCTGAATATCTCCAACTGGTACAATGGCCGCTGGCTCGGCGTTTTGCGCTACAAGAGCCGCAAAAAGGCCGAGCGGGCCGCGCAGACGTGCGAGGCGGCCATTAAAAACCGGAACATCGGTTACGATATGAGTGACCGGAACACGGCGTATGAGGCCGCCAGAGCCGTCGGGTGGGACGTGAGCAGGATCACAAAGCCCGTCGAAACGGACTGCTCCGGCCTCATGACGCTTTGCGCCGTGGCCGCAGGCTGCGAGGCCGTCGCCGCGCTCTATAAAAAGCAGGGGAATTCCTGCACCACCTACTGTATGCTGGACGATTGGCCTGCGACGGGAGACTTCGAGCTGCTGGATAGCAGCAAGTATCTGACGACGGACGCGAATCTCCTGCGCGGCGACGTACTGGTAAGCTCGGGCCATACCGTGATGGCCCTCGAAGATGGAAAAAATGCAGAGGAGGAAACCGAAATGGTAGAAAAGAGCAAGATCATCGTGGACGGCAAGGAAGTCGCCGTTGAGCGTATCCTGAAGAACGGCACGAACTACGTCAAGGTGCGCGATCTGGCCGCCGCGCTGGATCTCGAAGTGAGCAACAAGGGCAATATCGCCGTGCTGAAGCACAAGGAAAAGTAAGCCCCCCGCCAGGCGGCGGGCCGAAGGGAGTGACAGCAAATAACTGCGCGGCTGGCTCTGCCGAAGGAGCTGGAACACCTCACGCGCAGCGACTGGGAGCGCGTCACTGACGAGGGACTCTTGGACGTGATCGATCAGCAGATCGTGAGACTTTATATCGTGCGCAGGCTCCCGCAGCTGGACGCGGCCGGTGAAATCGGCATCGACCGCAAAACCATCTCCCGCCGCCTGCCGCACATCTACAATACCGCCCGCCGTCTGGTAGGGAAAACGGACAAAGAGAAAGCGCCATGAGCAACGGCCCATGGCGCTTTTTCCATGCCCGCATGTCCCACAAATGGTACACAAATGTCCCGGAAATGTCCCCCATAAAAACTGGGAAAGCGGCAGAATGAGGATAGGAGCTGGCCAGCTTACTTATTTTTACCGGAGGTATTTTTTTATGGAATACGCAAGCAATGGCAAGGGCAATCTGGGCGTGACGCTCGGTGCAATCGGTACGGGCCTCGGCGTTCTGAACGGCGGTCTCGGGGGCATTCTCGGCGGATTCGGCGCGAATCCTGCTGCGGCTGCGGCTATGGCTGCGGGTAACAGTGACAACCACTATGTCAGCCGGTATGAGGCTGGGCAGTCAGCACGGATCGCAGAGTTGGAGACGGAAGTGAAGCTGCGCGACGCGAACGCTTACACCGACAAGAAAATGCTCGAGTTGTACCAGTACACGGACGGCAGAATGCGTTCGATTGAAGAACAGCTCTGCCAGCAGCGTGTCATCAACGCGCAGACTACGGCAAACCTGTCCTGCATGCAGAACGAGATTGCAACTCTGTCCGGTATGACCAAGACGGTGATCCCCATTGCCAACATCTGCCCGGAACCGATGCAGCGGTATAACAGCTGGACGGCTCCGACCGGCACGGCGACGACCAGCGAGGGCTAAATGCAAGGGGCGGCAATAGCCGCCCCAACTTAAAACGGAGGTATCTGTATGACAGTGACAATAGATCAGGCATTAAATGGCTTAGAGCGATTCGCAAATAGCGAACTGATTCCACGGCTACCGGAAGGTATTGGCGTGGCTGCGGCTATACTTATGCGGATGGCAAAGGACGGCGGGAAAGAGCGGCTGCTTGCAATGAAAGACAATTTCTTTGTGCAGCTGACTGGGGCGCTTGACGAGGAGGGAAACGTCGACATCGATCGTTTATACAAATACGCTCGGGATGAGATCGACGGAAAAAAGATTAAGCTGTTTTCAATCAAAGACAAAGATATGCGGTTTGACGTGACAGACGTAGACAAGCTTTACAAATATATTCAGGAGGTGTGAGCATGAAAGAGTATATGGAGAAACTTTATCACAAGCTGCACGAGGCCATGGAGAAACCTGTGACGCTCGGAAGCGCAGAGGAAGTCGGCCTGTACGCGAAGACGATCAGCAGGCTGGAAAAGCTGGACTGCCGCGCAGACGAGCCGGATGCGGCAGCGTTTGACCGAGAAACGGCCATGCACTGGGCCGAACACATGCAGAACGCCGACGGCTCGACCGGCCCGCACTGGACGATGGAACAGACAACGGCCGTGGCCGAGAGCATGGGCATTCAGGCGCCAGTGGTCCCGCGCTGGGCGTGGGGCGTAACCATGAACATGATGTACTCGGACTACTACCCCGTCGCGGTAGAGTTCGGCCTCAACCGCCCGGAATTCTACGCTGCTCTGGCAAAGGCGTTTCTGCTCGACAAGGACGGCCCCGGCCCGGAGCGAAAGCTGATGGAGTATTATGAGCATATCGCAAAATAAAAAAATACCCTCTCCAATCCGGAGAGGGTATTTTCATCTCTGCACGATCATCCCAATAACACCATTTACAAATATGATGTGTTCGGATAAGTGCATATCTGGTACACCGGACGCGCCGAAATCCGAAACGGAGGGAGGCGCGAGGGCGAGGGAATCAGAGTAGGTGATTTGCGTGGAATCGGTGACATTTAAAAACAACTTAAATGTATCATCATACAAATAAATCGAATTTACAAATAAATCTATAACCTTTTTGCGGTATTCCAGATCGGATCGGTCGCCAGTGCGGAACTGGTTGAGCCATACGACGATGTCCTCTTTTTTGATCTGGACACGGCTGGCGATGCGGAGGGATGCAAGATCGGCCTCCAGCGCCTGCTTTCGGGCCTCGGCAGTTTCAATGCGCTCGTTGATCCTGCGGCGGGCAGCTTCCGCCGTTGCGGAGATCAGCGCATCGACAAGCTGATCGATCTCCTTGTCGGCGTCGCGGATCTGCTTTTCGAGCGGTTTAATGCCGGAAGCGTCGTAGCTCTTTTGATACTCCGCCACAACGCGCTCGGCTGCGCCGTCGATCCAGCTGTCCGTCAGGATGCGCGAGCCGATATAATCCACGATGCTGGCTTCGAGTTCGTCCTTACGCTCATTGCGCTTTTTGCAGGTGTGCTGCTTCTTCCGCGCGGCGCAGGTGTAATAATAATACGTCGCGCCGTGCCTGCCGCGCCCGCACTCCCCTATCATCGGCGCGCCGCACTCGCCGCAGAACAGCTTTCCATGCAGCAGATATTCAACTTTCGCCTTTGCATGGCCGGGGGCCTTGGCATTCGCCTTGAGGCGGTCGCGCACACGCTTTTTCAGATCCTTTGATACGATGGCCGGAAATGCGTCTTCGATCACGATCTCGCCGAGGTAGTCGTACCTGCCGACATACCGCTCGTTTGCAAGGATACGCTTTACCGAGGCTAATGTGAGCGGGTTTCCGCGCTGATTACGGTAGCCCAGCCGTGCGCAGTCGGCAACGATCTGCTTTTGCCCTGCGCCGTCGGCATACTGCTCATGGATAAAGCGGACGATCCGGGCTTCGTCCTCGTTGATCTCGTACTGCTTATTCACGACGCGGTAGCCGAGCGGGGCGAGGCCGCCGAGGCTCAGGCCCTTCTCGGCGTTCTGCCGCATCCCGCGACGGACATTCTGGGCAAGCTGGCGGGAATATTCCTCTGCCATGGCCTCCAGGATCGCCTCCAGCAGCACGCTCTCGCTGCTGTCGCCGACGCCCTCAGTAACGGACAGGACGCGCACGCCGTTCGCGCGCAGTTTCTTTTTGTAGATCGCGCTATCGTACCGGTCGCGGGAAAAGCGATCAAGCTTCCACACGAGCACAAAATCAAAAGCGTGCTTCGCGCTGTCCGAAATCATGCGCTGGAACTCCGGCCGCGTCTCGGCGTATCGCCCGGACAGCGCCCGGTCGCAGTATTCGCCGACAACGCGGTATCCGCGCTGCTGCGCGTATTCGCGGCATTTGGCAAGCTGGCCGTCTATGGATTGGTCATTTTGCCCGGCGGAAGAATACCGGGCGTAGATCACGACGTTGGCAAGATTCAAATTATCCACAAAAGCCTCCAAAGATACCGCTCTGGCTGATCGGGCCGGGGCGGTAATTTTCATGTGCGGATCCAGCCGATCGATGGGATGAGCACGTCGGCCACAAGCGCAAGGGCACACAGCAAAAGAATACCCAAGAGGATGAGCGTCACAAGCCGGCGCATGCGCAGGGACTTCTGCTGCTGGGCAAGCTGCGCACGAAGCGCCGCAGTCTCGGCGAGGAGTTTTTCAGAATCGGAAGGCTCGGCAGGCTCGTCATGCGGGATGCCGAAATACTCATCCATAGAAACGCCCATCTCCCGGCAGATCGGGCCGACCGTGTAAACAGACGGATTTTTGATGTCGCCGCGAAAGAACTGGGATACGGTGCCGACGGAAAGGTCGGTATTTTCGGCTACATCCTGATTTGTTTTGTGCGGAGTGATCGTCTGCTTCTGCTCACGGCACAAATCAGATAATTTTTCCTTCAAAACATGTCATTCCCCCTAAAAAAGCAAGACGTCTGACTGCAAAAAGCAGCTGTCATATCTTTACAAGTCTACCATGGGCAGGCTATCCTATAGTTACAGACGGCTCCCGGTCGCCTGCGCAAGCAAAAAAGCCCGCGCCGTTGTTCGGCCAGCGGCGCGGGCGAATCTCAAAAGCCGAGTGCGTACATCAGGCTCGGAATGACGCGCAGGATCAAGAAGCAGCCGGCACACAGCGCAAGCGCAACAACGATCACGATCTTTCGCACCTTGCGCGGCCCGGCGACGGCCTCCTCGTATTCCTCGGGCGTTAAACCATCCGTATACTCGTCATAGAGCGGGCGGCCTGCATCATCTGGAAATTTGTTATCATAGATTCGGCAAAAATCGACCAGCGTGCCAATGCCCCAAAAGCCGAGCGTAAAGAGCCAAAGAAGCCCCGTCCAGATCTTGCCGACATAAAACCGGTGCGCCCCAAGGCCACCAAGAAAAATGCAAAGCAGCAGAGCAGTCGAGCGCTTTTTCCGCGCCGGTGCGGCCTGCACCTGCACGCGGGCCTCCGCCTTTGCCTGATCGCGGATATAATTCACGGTGCCGCAGCCGCAGTGCGGACAGATCAAAGCCTCGTCGTCGATCTCTTTGCCGCATTTGTTACAGTACATAAGCCCTCCTACGGATTGCAATCCTTACACGGCGAATACAGAGCCGCAGCCTCGGCGCGGGTGCCGGTGTAGCTGCTGCGGTTTGCATAGTCCATCTGGCGGATGTGGTAGCAGCTCGCCAGATGGAAAACGCCGCTGGATGTATTTACGATAAATGTCTGCACGTTTTCGCTCGTCGAGGCGGAGATCTGCGGAGCCTCGGCGGGCAGCGTGCCGGGGATATAGGATACAAATTTACCGATGATCGGTTCCAGCGGCTCTACATCGAGCGGGTCGCCGCCGATGCTGGCATAATACTCCGCCTGCGCTTCGGCCTGCTCCACGTCTGTGTATTCCCCGCTGCCGGAGAACGCCGGGTCTGCGGCAGGAAGCACAGCAGCATCCGCAGCCGCGCGAAGCTCCGCGGGCGAAGCCCTGTAGGAGCGGGCGGCGGAAATAACCTCCGCAAGATTCAAAAGCCCAATCCATCCGGCAACAGCCAGTACGCAGCAGACCAGCACAAGCAATATCCTGCGCCATGCTTGCCTCATGGCAAAACCTCCAATTATTATAAGATAGTTTTGTAAAATCTCATAATTGTAATTTTAGAACAGATGTTCTGTGATAATCGTGCGATGAAAAGGAACATCTTATCTAAATTGTAAATCAAATGGAAGAAAACCTCAACGGCAATAGTAAACAAAAAATAGAAGAGATTTTTGTGGAAGAATGGAGGCACTTATGGAAATGGAACGGAATTTGCTGCTGAAAGAGATCAAGCGCCTGCTGCGGCTGGCCACAGATGCGGATCTGGATCTGATCTGGAGATTCGTGCGGAAGTTGGTCACATAGGCGCGGGAATAAAAAAATAGGCCGGGGACGGTTATTCGTCCTCGGTCCATTTTTTTGCGATATCCTCGAGCAACTGCCATTCTTCAACGCCAAGTTTGCTGACGATGGAGATAAACCGCTTGCGCGGCGCGTCATCCGGGTCGCGCATGATGGAAGCCATAAACTCCGCAATCTCCTGATTCCGTGTCAGCTTCTGCTTCATCTCGCCTTCGCCGGTGCGGAGCCATGTTTCGCTTACACCGTATTCGCGGCAGATATCAGCAATCGTGCGGTCGCTTGGTTGCTTTGCGCCAGAACACAGCGACGAAACGAACTGAGATGAGACGTGAAGCGATTCCGCAAACTTCGTCTTTGTGAAACCAAGCGCTTTGATCAAAAAATCAATTCGCTGATTGATGGTGTCCATTGCCATCCCTCCTTATGAAACTAGGTTACCACACGTGAGCGCAAAAGTCAAGAAAATAATGAAACCAAGATTCAAAATAATGCTTGACAATGAAACCTAGGCGTGATAATATGAACCTAGGTTACAGAACACAGAAACCAATGCGAGGTGAGAGCAATGTCCGAAAAGGAAAAACAGGTCAACGAGAGCTTGACCAAGATCGCAGACAAGCTGAACGCAAAAGAGATGCAGCGCCTGAGCGATATCGCCTATGGCATGATGCTGGCGAAGGAAGGCAAGCAGGAGGAACGGAAGGAGGCGTGAGACCATGATCGCCGTTTTTGGAAAACGGGGGCCGGACGGGAGATTTCTCCCCGGCGAAACTTTTGAATTTAAGCATCCCGGCGAAGAAAACGGCGAACCCGTGATCGACGCCCTTGCCCGCTGGGCGGCGGAACGATACCGCCGGGAACAGGAACAGAAGGAGACGAAGAAGACGTGATAGAGCTGATCGTAGAGGATTATTGCCAAAACTGCCCGCTGTTTGAAGCGACGGTGAAAAAACTGACGGCATACGGGAGCACATGCGAGAGGCACGCTGAGGGCTTCGCGGATACAGAGATCAGATGTGAGCACGCAGAGCGCTGCGCAGCCATCGCGGGGCGACTCAGAAAGGAGCTTGGGAATGGATGATTTCCTCAAGTTTTTTGCCGAGAAGGTGAAGACCTACCCGATGCACCTTGAAATCACCTATAGCAAGGTGACGGACTGGGGTGTCCGGGTGTGGCGGAGGGGAACCGCCTACGACGGGGACGACGAAGAACTCGTCAACGTCCAGGACTGCGACGCGGAGCTGTGCTTCGCAACCGCGCAGGTGCAGCTGAAAAACTGGCTGCTGGAACACGAAGGAGGCTATTAACCATGGCAAACGCCCGTACATACACCCTGACGCTGGATGCGCAGGAGCTGCATGATCTGATCGAGGCGGCGCTGGTCTGCGAGTGCCAGGCGGCGCAGATCATCGGCGGGCTCAAGCGCAAGGGGCTGGATCTGGACGCGCAGAAGCTCGTGACACAAAACGCCCGTCTGGCGCGGCTCGTCAGGCGGATGCAGGAGATGAAGGAGGAGAAGCGGAGTGGTTAAGCTGATGCTTACAGCTGAGCAATGGGTCAACTTGAAATTTATGGTGGAAATGGCGTCGATCAGAGCCAACCTTGCGGCGACCGAGCATGAAAGACGCGCTGCAACGGCAACCGGAGAAAGAAGGCCGCCTGCTGTATATCTCGCGGAAAGCTACAGAAAAGAGGCCGAAATGTGTGAACGCATGGAGGCGCTGGTAAAATCGGCGGAATTTGTGCCGGAGACAAAGGAGGATAAGCGGAATGCGGAAACTGATTCTCAGCGGAGACGATTGGTTTGAGCTGAAGCACACGCTGGAGCTGCTTGTGATCGCGACCCACAATGAGGCCGAAGCGCTCGCCGCAGCCAAATTTGAGAACGAGGAAATGACCGAACGGGCTGCGCACCTCGCAAAGTGCGACCGGGAAAAGGTGAAGAAATACAAGCGACTTCTGGCGCTGGTGAAATCGGCAGAACGGATGCCGGATACGAAGGAGGACGCAGAATGAGAACGAATCTTGCAGAGCGGCTCGGGTATGAGCCGGAGGAATCGACCGAGGAGCGGCAGGCGCGGCTCCGGGAGGCATACCAGACGCGCAAGGCCATGCGGCGGCTGGCGCGGCTTGGGTGCTGCTGGCTGTCGGGCGTGGCGTTCGCGCTGTGCATCATTGCGGGGTGCGCCCACGCGGCGGAGATCGCCGCCGTCCTCGGCGGCGTGTCACTCACGACGTTCTTGACGGGGATCTGGCTGTGACGGAGCAAAAGATCCCGGTCAGCTTCCGCCCTGACCAGCTGGCGGACGTGATCGAGGCGGTGAACGCCTACGCGGACGATCTCAAGAATGATCGGGCACTCCTGTGCGAAATGCCGCGCGTCGATCATGAGACAACCGACGAACTGCTCAAACAGGAGACGCGGCTGCAAAAGCTGGCGTACTGGCTCCTGTGCGTGCAGGACGAAGCGCTATGACGGCGCAGATCTACCCGCCGCGCATGCGGCAGATCCCGCCGCCGTGCGCGAAGGACTGCCCCGGCCGGGAGCCCGGATGCAGCGCACGCTGCTGCAGCTGGACGCTCTATGAGAGCATCCGGAACCACATCTACGACATCAACCACCGGGTAAAACTCAGCCTGGAGCCGGACAGAGCCGCCATCCGGCAGATCGAGCGGGCGGCAAATAAGGACAGGAGGGGCAAGACCTATGCAGCAAAATAGTATCAGCTATCCGGGCGAACGGCCCGCGAGGCGCGCGGATATCGTCGAGCAGCCGGGCTACGCCGGGAAGCACTATTTCGTGGTGGATTACGCAGGGCGGCAGCTGACCGTCCACGCAGCGGATGAAACGGCGGCCCTGTTCTGGGCGGCCAAGCGCTGGGGCTACAGCTTCAAGCGGCCGGAATACCACCAGACGGCCAGCGTGGCCAAGCTCGGCTATCAGCCAGACAGGATGTTCGGATAAAAAATGCCCTCGCCCGGCTGGAACCGGTCGAGGGCGGAGAAGCCTGCGCTTCTCTGTGAAAATCAAGTACAAGGAGAGTATAGCATGAAAAATCCATATTTGCAAGAGGCAACGGAGATCATCCGCAAGCAGCAGGGTCCGCGCGGCCCGGTCTGGATGTGCGGCGAGCAGCTGCTGGAGATGATCGCGCCGGATGAGGCGGCGGCAAAGCTGGTGCTGGACGATCTGAAGCACAGCGGCATGAGCCTCAAGGGCTGCGAGGCCGAAATCAGAGCGTTCGCGTGCAAAAACGGGAGCTGCTGCACCGGGGCGGAGGCAGAGAAGATCATCCGAAAATACTTCGGCCTGCCGGAGCAGACGGAAGCGCCGAAACCGGAACCCGCCGCGCCGCCTGCGCCGGCCGGAAACATCGTGAATCTGGAGGACTTCTTCGGATGAGCGAACAGATCGATTATGAGGAGCGGCTGCCGAGGCAGCCGTCCGAGGGTGCGCTGGACTGGTGCATCCAGACAAAATTCAAGTCCGAGTACGCGATCTACCGGGATACATATTACCGCGATCCGCTGTCTGGCATGCGCGAAAACGCGGTGTCCGTGACCTGCACGGCCTGCGGAAACAGCTGGATCGCGGAAAAAGTCAAAGGCGCAGACTGCGGAAAAGGCTGGGCGCCGTTCGGCTTCGTGGAGGGCATCATGCAGATCGGCCCGGAGGACAAGCTTCAGTGCCCGCAGTGCGGCGCGGAGCTTCGGGCAAAGCACGTCGGGCAGATGTCAAGGGCCGGGATCGACGACAACGTCTATTTCTGCGAACCGTGGCAGCTGGGGAGCAAATTCGTCCTGCTAGGCTGGAGGGCGGAGCGGAACATCGGCAAGGACGCGAAGAAGGTCTACCGGATGTGGCCGTATGAGGCTTACGTTTTTGAGCAGAAAAAGACCGTCCGACTGACGGGGTATCAGAGATGTCTGTCCGCGCTCCACTATTTTGATCACTGGAAGCAGATCAAGCGATGCGACGACAGATGGGGCGCGACAGAGCCGGGAGACTGGTTCCGCAAACCGAAAGACCTTGCGGGCACGACCATTGAGAACGCCGCCCTGCCGCAGTACCTGAAAGCGGCCAGAGACGAGGCGCGGCCAGTTGCGTATCTGCGCCTATGGCAGAAGCACCGGAACATCGAGAATCTGATCGTGCAGGGCTGCGGGGGCATGGTCGCAAAGGCGATCACGCAGGATACGCAGAGCTGGGACTACTGCGGCGGGCACAGCGCGAAGCTGGAATGGGTCGATTGGAAGCAGAAGCGGCCGGCCCGGATGCTGGGCCTCGACAAGCAGGAATTTGCGTTCTGCGTCCGGGAGAAATGGACGCAGGACGATCTTGCGAAATACAAGATGGTGCGGGCGCTTGAGCCGGTACGGCTGCCGGAGGACTGGAACCTGCTGAAAAAGCTGCAGATCTACGATCTGAACAAGCTGTGCAGCGAAAAAGCATTGCTGCCGGACGCCGTGGGCGGAAAAAGCATGCAGCTCTGGCGCGGCCGGCTGACCGTCATGCGCTGCCTGCGGTATCTGGAACGGCAAAAGTCCGACATCACAACGCTGCTAGACTACTGGAGTATGGCCCGCCGCGCCGGGCTTGACCTGCGGGATGAGCACGTCCAGCTCCCGAAAAGCCTCAAGCGCGAGCACGACCGGCTCGTGGAGGCGGAGCGGATCGCGCGGAATGAGGAAGAAAAGCGCAGGAAGCAGGCCGAGATCGAAAAGCGCCGCCCGGCATTTGAGAAGGTCGTCGCGCCTCTGGAGGCGTGGGCGTGGGAAGACGCTGGGATTTGCATCCGGCCGGTGCGCACCGAGGAAGAGCTGATCGACGAGGGCAGTGCCCTTCAACACTGTGTCGGAACCTACGGCGCGACCGTGGCGCGCGGAGAAAGCTGCATTTTCTTCATCCGCCGCGCGGACGCGCCGGACAAGCCGTGGTTTACCCTGCAGGTGGAACTGAAAACAGTGAAAGAGCTTCAGAATCACGGCCTGCGGAACTGTGCGCCGACGAAAGAAGTGCAGAAATTTGTAGACAGATGGCTCGAACACGTCCGGCAGCTGAAGATCGCCGGAAAGAAACAGAAAAAGGAGGCAGCAGCATGAGTGAACAGAACCTGATGGTATCCCCGGAAAAGCTGGGCGCGGAGATCCGCGAGCTGACCCGGCAGGCAAAGGCCATGACGCTTTACTATGGCGTCGAGATCGGACGGCGGCTGGAGGCCGCAAAGAGCATGGTCCCGTATGGCGGCTGGGGCGCGTGGCTGAAGGAAAACACGGAGTTTTCCCAGGCGACCGCGACCAGATTTATGCGGGTATTCAATGAATACGGCGCGGCGCAGATCGGAATTTTTGGGGCTGTGCCAGAATCGTCAACGTTGCAAAATCTCAGTATTTCCAATGCTTTGCGGCTTCTGGCCGTGCCGGAAGACGAGCGCGAGGAATTTGCCGAAGCAGTCGATGCGGAGAATCTTTCCGCCCGGGAACTGGAAAAAGCGATCAAGGAGCGGGACGCCGCCCGGCAGGAGCGCGAAAGCGCCCTGCGGCAGGCAAACAGCGATTCCCTCCGCGCCGAGAACGCGAAAAAAGAGGCCGAGGCGGCCTATGAGAAGCTGCGCGGCATGGAAGATGAGCTGACCGCCGCGAAGGATGAGGCCTGCCGCATGGCGGACGAGCTTGAGGCGCTCAAGAACAGGCCCGTTGAGGTCGCTGTCCAGCGCGACGAGCAGGCGATCCGGGACGCAGAGGCCAAGGTACGGGCGCAGGCGGAAACGGAGCTGCGCAAGAAAACCGACGAATGGCGGAAGCAGACCACAAAGACCGAACAGGAGATCGAGCGCGTCCGCAAGGAGGCGGAAGGGCTGAAGCAGCAGCTGGCGGCGGCAAAGGCAATGGCGGAAACCACCTCTTCGGACGCGGAAAAGGAGCGTCTGACCGGAGAGATAGAGGATCTGCGCAGAAAGCTTGCCATGTCCGACAAGGACGTGACGGCCGCGCACCTGCATTTCAGCCAGTGGCAGGCGGCATTCAACCAACTGACGCAGGCTGTCAGCCGCATCGAGGACGAGGACAAGGTCGGAAAGCTCTGCGCAGCCATCCGCGCCCAACTGGCCGCGTGGGGGAAGGCAATGGAGGGCACGCCATGACAGAAAAGGAAATCGTGCGGGCGCTGCGGTGCTGCGCGAAGGGGCTTGGACACGACGACGCGTGCGAAAACTGCAAGGTCGGAGAAATCCAAGATCGGCGGGAATACATCGAGTTTGCGGCAGCTAACGCAATCGAGCGCCTGACCGCCGAGAACGCGGCGCTGCGGGAGAAGGTGCCGCAGTGGATCAGCGTGGAGGACAGACTGCCAATAGACCGTCTCAGCAAATATCTCGTTGCTTTTCGGGACGCGGGCGGCTCGATTGTAGATATGGCAAGATACTTTCCGAGCGACGGATGGACGTGCGATAACTGGGAGGTACCGCAGAACTTGATTACTCACTGGATGCCGCCGCCGGAAGCACCGGAGGTGGATTTATGAAAAGCCACCTTCTTTGCCGCATGGGTCTGCACAAGCTGGACAAGTATACGTATGTGCAGGTAACACGCCGCAGAAGCAACCGGCACGGTGGGAAGTATCACACAAATTACGCAATCTGTGAACGGTGTGGAAAACTCTGTTACCGGGTGCGTCTATTTCAGAAACTGGACATAACACAAACTACCGGACGCGCCGGAGGAAGGAGACAAGCATGATAGCTGTTTTAATCAGCATCCGCCCGAAGTGGTGCGAGAAGATCATAAGCGGTGAGAAAACGATCGAGGTGCGCAAGACGCGCCCGAAGATGGATACGCCGTTTAAGTGCTATATCTACTGCACAAAACCGGAGGAAAAGCTACTCACCATTATGAAAGACGGCGATGAGAATTATGGAGAGACGTATCACGGCAAGCCGGTTTTCATAAAGACGGAAAAAGCGCCGACCACTGGCTTATGGGATAAGCGGCAAAAGGTTATCGGGGAATTTCTGTGCGATCAGATCATCAACATTAACGGCGCGGGAAGGATCCCGTCGGATGCTGCGCGGCCAACCTGCCTAGAGCCTGCGGAGCTGCACCGGTATCTCGGAGCTGCCACCGGCTACGGCTGGCACATCTCAGATTTGCGCGTTTACGATCACCCGCGCGATCTGTGGGAGTTTACCGGCCTGCGGCAGACAAAATACGGCCTTGCGCCCGGGCCCATCACCCGCCCGCCGCAGAGCTGGCGGTATGTGGAGGAAGAACTATGGAAAGATTGACAAGGCCTAATATCAACGTAGACCCGGATACCGACCGATTTCTGCACGCCGCGATCGGCGGCAAGGAAATCGACTGGAAGCAGAGCCGGGACAACACGCTCAACGTGCTGATCAACGGCCCGACGAGCAACGGCTTTGGCAAGGATATTTTCCGCAAGATGGCCCGCGATCTGTACGGACGGCTGAAAGCCTACGAGGACACGGGAATGTACCCGGAAAGCGTAGAGGCACTCAAACTGTCCATGATGGGCAAGGCAATTTCGGAGGTCACGGAATTCGATGGTTTGCCGATTGACCGCCTCCGCGAGCTTGCCGAGGCCGACAGAGACGGGCGCGTCCTGATTCTGCCGTGCAAGCTGGGTACAAAAGTCTATCGAATCCGCTACGAAATCGCTGATTACCCGGACGAACCGGATCTGGAAATTGCAGACACATGGTTTACGCCGGAATATCGTGATGACATCGGTAAAACCGTATTTTTGACCCGCGCTGAAGCCGAGCGGGCTTTGAAGGAAATGGAGTAGCAGATGAAGAACAGATTGACGGTCAAACACGGGATGCTGTCCGACCTCAGAGCATACTTGAAGCAAAGTGGCTGGAAACTCGAAGAACCTGTCGGCGAGTACGAGGTTCTGAGGGCACGAAATCCGAATTATCCGCGACCACTTCTGGTTCACAACCGGGCAGAACGCGGCGTTGGGTACAGCATCGACGGGCGCGATGCGAAGATTTACAGTGGATGGAAACGGAACCGCCGCAAGCGTGGCTTCGACCCAGACTGGCCTACGCAGGAAGAACGGACACGGTATTTTGAAGGAGTGGACGGAGTATGAGTTTCAGTAAGAAAAAGCGGGAAGCGGTCTATGCGAAGTATGACGGCCACTGTGCCTATTGTGGACGGGCTATCGAAATCAAGGATATGCAAGTCGATCATTTCAAGCCGCAACGTGCATGGAACGCCGAAGACGCAGGGACGGACGATATTTCCAACCTTATGCCGTCATGCCGAATGTGCAACCACTACAAGCGGGCAAATTCTCTGGAAACGTTCCGGCGCTATATCGCGGAAATTCCCAGAAAGCTCCGAGAAAACTACATCTACAAAGTAGGGGTCGTTTATGGGAATGTCATTGAGCAAGAGAAACCGATCACGTTTTACTTTGAGATGGAGGACAAGGCATGACCAGAAAACGCGCAAGAAAGATCCTCATGGCTATCGGCACGAGCCGGAACCGTGAGATGTTCGGCGGGCCAGAGGGGGAACTTTGAAATGATTGGTTACATCAAAGACAAGGACGTCTACGCGCTCTTTGACGAGCGCGGGACTGCTCGCTTGCACGTCGGGGACATCGACAGCCTGGAAAGGATATACTTCCCCGCCGAACTGCACGTTGGAGATCGCGCGTGGAAGAAGGCCATGAGCATCCTTGATAAGAAATACGCGGAAGCAAAAAAGATGCCGTTCGTCCGTGACCCGCTGGCATGGGCACTGTATCACACTTGGAGGGAGTTTGACGATGGAAAACGTTGCGACTGAAGAATTTATCAGCAGAACCGAGGCACTGAAAGACTTTGAATCCTGCAACGCGGAAAATCCGAACTGGACACCGCAGCGGGTAAAAACGCTCCTGCTGCGTCAGCCCGCCGCCGACGTTGCGGAGGTGGTGCATGGACAGTGGCTGCGAGCAGATGATGACTGGAATAGCCTCACAACAATTCAGTGCTCCCTTTGCAGCGAAGAGTGGTGCTTTGAGACGGACGATGACGTGAGCTTGCTGAATTACAAATACTGCCCCAACTGCGGGGCGAAGATGGATGGAGCTGCCGAATGAGCGGACTGCGGTTTGAAAGCATGGCGGACATGCCGCCGAGGATGCGGGAGGCTTACGCGCGGCAGGTGCTCCCGGAGGCGCGGGCGCAGCAGAGCGCGGCCAAGTACCACAACGCGCCTGCCGAGCGGGCCGGGATCCGGTTCGACAGCCAGAAGGAGGCGCAGCGGTATGACGAGCTGATGGTGATGCTCCGGGCTGGCATTATCTCCGATCTGCGCCTGCAACCGCAGTTCACCTTGCAGGAGAGCTACATCACCGAGACTGGCGAGCGCATTCGCGCGGTGCGGTACACGGCGGACTTCTCGTACAAATTCGGCGGCAAGCTCGTCGTCGAGGATGTGAAGTCCACGCCGACGCGGACAAAGGAGTATCTGCGCAACCGGAAATTCATGCGATCAAAATTTGGAATCGACATACAGGAGATTTAAACATGCCGGAAGAAAAAAACGAGAGCAGCCCGCACGCAGGGTGCGGCCTGCCGAAAGGCGGAAACGCCTGCCAGTACGCAAAACTCGCACCGGATTTCTGCGAACGGTGCGGCTGGAATCCGGAGGAGCAGGCGCGGCGCAAGGCGCTGCCGTTCAAAAAGAGCGAGGACGGCCTGCTGCACAAGGATATCAGCACCAAGGAATAGGCAATCAGCCGGGGAACCTTATTTTTTGGACATATGCCGCAGCCGCTTTGCCTTGAGACGGCTGCGGGGGGAACTTTCCTCGGCTTTGCACCCGGCGCACGGTAAAACCCTCAAGCCCGTGCGCCGGGGATAAAAAAAGCGCGTGTGGGACGTGCGCGCGAACGGAACCAGTCAACGTTACCCCACCGTCGGGTCGGCATCGCCTGACGGCATCGCTTGCCTCCTTTTTTATAAGCCGCCTGATGGCAGTCAAGGGCGGCTCGCCCGGAAATGCGCAGCGTCTGACAAGCGAGCGCGGCGCGCCGGTGCGCAGACGGTGAAAGCCCGTCCTGCCTACGGGGGCCGGAATACCGGCCCCCAGACGAAAGGATGAACGCAATGAAACAGGAATTAATTAAGCTGACCTGCCCGCAGTGCGGGAAGGAATTTTACCGGACGCCGAGCTATCTGCGGCAGTACAGAACATACAAGCCGTGCTGCTCACCGAAATGCAGGAACGCAAACATCAAAGCAGTGCGGGCCGAAGGACACATACAATGCGGAGAGCGCATGCGCGCCGAAAACGGCGAGCTCCGCCTGCCGCACAGCCGGGTAAACATCCGCATCACAAAGCCGGTAGAAATCTACCCGGAGCTGAGCCCGGCCGTCGGGCGGATCTACCCGGCGGAAAGATACAGCCCGCCAACAAGCACGAAGCGGCACGGCTATGTGATCCAGTCCGGCGGCAAACGCATCAATATCCGCGCCGATGAGTGCGTGGAAGTGTGAAAGGAGCATTAAAATGGCAGAAATCATGGGAACTTTTGCGCACGACCTCGACAATTTTGTCGCGTACTACGAAAAGCTGAATTGGGATACCAGCTTCCGGGGCGAGGCATACCCGCCGCGCATCGTCATGGAGCAGTCCACGCCGCCGCTTTTCATAGTGGAGGACGGCCAAAAGAAACTGGTGCCAAATCCGACGATTCAGATTATTGGCAGACCGGAGACTGAGGTTGTTACGACCGGCAAACTGCAGATCAGCAAAAAGAATTTCACAAATCTGACCAACCGCGCCGCCGCTCTGCTGGAGCTGTTCCTGCACGGCTTTATGCAAGAGCGCAAGGAAATGGAGGCGGCGCAGGGATGAGCAGAAAAGAAAAACGCCGGGAAGCGCTGCTGCTCGGCAAAAAAAATATGAGTTTTACGGAGATCATGCAGGCGATAGAGGCGTGCAGGGTGGACGACTGCGACAAGTGCCTGCTGAACGGCGGCCCCATCGCAGGATGGTTCCAGGAGGATGTGCCGGACTGCTATACCGTGCTGCTCAAAAATGCCGGGGAGAAGCTGCTGGAATACTACCAAAAGATCCGGGAAAACGATGCGGCGGAAGAAAATCAGAGAAAAACAGAAGAAAATATCAAAAAACGAGGAAGCAAGAGCGAGGGGTTCTTGGACTTGTGCCCCGTTTGCCCGGTATGCAACTATGTCTTCGACGAATTCAGCGTGAGCAACGATGAAAGATGGTACATCTTTCCACTTGGCGCAGAAGACACCATTGACTTTAGACTCGAAGAACCAATCATCAGCCCACAAAAATGCCCGCAATGCGGCATGAAAATCGCTGGGATTAGGTGGACGGAGCCCAAGTTTGTTGGGAACCGCAAGGAATTCTCGTTCAGCCGTCCGCCGGAAGACGTGGAGGAAAAATAGAAAATGATTTTGCTGGAATGCACAGTCACACTGCGTGACGGCGATCGGAAAAAGCTTCAGGCGCAGATTGCGGCGGAGATCGGGCAGCCAGTCGTTCTTCTGCCGAACGGCGTATCGCGGGCGAAAGAGCGGAATATCCTGTTCCTCTGCGACAGAAAGGCTTGTGAGAAATGCAGCTATCCAACGTGCAGGCATACGCCGGAGCTGGAACACGCCAGAAATTTTGCACCAGCAGGATTTACGAAGCGCACGGACGGCGTGTGGGTAGAGCAGGAGGGCGTAACGATAGAAAGGAAGATCGACCAGGACAAACTTGAAAAGAGGCTGGTTGAAGCAATGAGGGAGGCGACGGGGCTTGAAGGAGAAAAACGAAGTCCGCATGGGCTGGCGCTGGGATGATATCTTCCGTGTCTACCGATGCCCATACTGCGGCAGACCGGAGAAACCGTGCTTCGAACTCTGGAAAAAAGGCGGTTTGAAAAAGAGCCTGCCGAGCCGCTGCACATACTGCAAAGGAGAATTGGAAGGAGTGGAAGGAGAAGAAAATGATCATTGAGATTTTGGAGCTTGCTGCTGCGCTGGAGTGGATCGCGCTGGGCGTGCTGGTATTTTTCAAGCTGCGCAGCCTGAAGCGTCAAGCGGAAGTAACGCTTGAGGCGCTGGACGCAGCTGCTTGGAAAGCCATCATGCAGGAAGAAGATGTATTCCGCAAGAACACCCAGAACGAAATCAGGGCGGCATTCGGCTTTCCACCGATAACGCCAACAGAGAACGCAGAAAAGGAAATGTGCGAGAAAACTGATCGTTGAAATTGTGGCCGGAATCTCCGGCCACGCTTTGAGCGGGCAGATGGACCTGTAGGGGCGGACGGCTCTGTCCGCCCGGGAGAAAGAGGTGTGGATGATGGCAAAGAGACACAAGCGCCGCCTGTTTACAGGGGCGGTATGTACGCAGATCGTTTATACCGTGTCCGATGGCGCGGATCCGAAGACCAGCCGGCCAAAGAAGCCGCGGTTCCAGTCGCAGGAAGAACGCGAGGAATTCAACAGTAAGCAATCGCTGGATCGGCTCGTTGCGCTGATGAACGCCAATTTCTCGCCCACAAGCCTGTATTCCACCCTGACATTGGATACAGAAAACGAGGTACATACCGCAGAGGAAATGCGCAGAGTGCGCGACAACCTTGTGCGCCGCATGCAGTATCACTATCCGGAGGCCAAAATCGTTGCTTTCTACGGAAGAGGAAAAACAACCAATCGCTTCCATTTGCACCTGGTAACAGAGGGAATCCCGGAAGAAGCTATCGGCGGGCTTTGGGGGCTCGGCAGCGTGATCGAGGTTCGGCACCTGCGAAAGCACAACTATTATATAGATGAGCAGGGAAATAAGGTCGACCACGGCCAGGACTACACAGCACTTGCCAGTTACCTGCATGCGCACTGGAGAAAAGAATTCGGCGGCCACCGGTACAAGGCGACGCGAAATTGTATCCGCCCCGAGCCGGAACCTGCGACCGAGGCCGTGCGCGAGTACAGCCCAAAGCATCCGCCCGTCGCCCCGCGCGGCTATATCCTCGTCGAGGCTCGGACGACAAAGTACGGGTATCAATATTATAAGTATGTAGTCGATCCGAGATCAGAGCACAAGCGGAACGGGAGCCGCTTAAATTAAGCCTTGTATATGCGTAAGGTTTTAGCACGAAGCAGGAAGGAAGTGGGAAAGTGTCAAAGCCGAGATACTGGTGGTACTGGAACGTCTGCCGCACCATCGGCGAATTCCCGAAACTGGACAGACAGGTTCGGGACATGAGCCGCCAGAAGATCACGCCGGGATATTCTGCACAGCCGGGCGGACATTCCTCCGGGCGCGCCGTCGAGGATATCGCTGTGCGCGTTTTATCTTCGCGGGAGTACGAGGACTATGCTGCCGTGCAAGCCGCGATCAATACCGCACAGACATGGCGGGACGGAGCCGATGTGCTGGAGATCGTGCGCCTGCACGCATGGATCTGGCCGAGGGAAAGCCTGGAATCCGCCGCGCGCCGGGTGCATGTCAGCCAGTCGACAGCCAAGCGCATGTACAGCCGTTTCGTATACGAAGCGGCGCGGGAGCTTGGCTACCGCAAAAGTTGAGCTAACAGAGCCTAAAATCTGTGCTACAGTGATAGCGTGAAGAATTGGAGGAAACAGGATGCAGCCATGGGCCGCACGCTTTTACGCGTCCGGGCGCTGGAAGAAATGCCGCGCCGGGTATATCAAGTTCCGCCGGACCATCGACGGCGGGCTCTGCGAAGAGTGCAGGGACAAGCCGGGCTACATCGTCCACCACAAGCGGGCGCTGACACCGGACAACATCACCGACCCGGACATCAGCCTGTCCTACTCCAACCTCGAGTTCGTCTGCAAGGACTGCCACGATCAGTTTGACGGGCACGGTGTCGCAAAATCTCTGACGCAAAAAATTTTCTTCGACGCCGCCGGCGACCCGATCCCCCCCGTCGCGCGAGGCCGGGGCGCCGGCTGAATCACCGCACGCCCTACCTCGGAAGAATACGCAGCCCGTTCACGAGGCCCCCCTACAAAAGCGCGGCGATAAGTAATCTACGCGCACGCGCGGACAGACGGCAAAAATCACGCGAAAAGGAGGCGGTTTTTGTGGCGAACAGGCAGGAAAAGACAAAGGAACAGCGTATCCGCGCCGAGAAGACCAGACTCCGGAGGATCTACAAGCTTCTGCCGAAGGAAGCGGCCGGGACTGTCGCGGGACTCATCGATCAGGCAGCCTTTATGCGCATCGAGTGCGAGGATATGGCGGACGACCTGCGGGAAAACGGCTGGACGGAGAAATTCCAGCAGTCGGAGCGACTGGAGCCATATGACCGCGCCCGGCCCATCGGGCAGGCATACAACTCGACAAACGCGAACTACCAGAAGATCATCAAGCAGCTCACGGCGCTCCTGCCGAAGCCGGACACCGCGCAGAAGCAGGAGGACGACGGCTTTGCAAGCTTTGTCCGGGAGCGTGACGAGGAATGAAACTCACGCGCTACCAGGCGACCTACAACCCCATCCTCGAATACTGGCAGGCTATCCAGGACGGCCGCGAGGTCGTCAGCCTGAAAGTCCAGAAGACCTACCGGCACGTTGTAGAGCAGCTGGAAAACACAGATTCCGAGTTTTACTACTCGCCGCGCCGCGCCAACCACGTCCTCGAATTTTTTGAAAACTACTGCCACCACTCCAAGGGCAAGGCGGGCGGCCAGCTCGTCCGGCTGGAGCTATGGGAAAAAGCGCTGCTGGCGACTGTCTTCGGGTTTATCGACATTGAAGGAAACCGGCAGTACCGCGAAGCGATCCTCATTGTCGGAAAGAAAAACGGCAAGTCGCTGCTGGCCTCAGGCGTCGGCCTGTATTTGCAGCTGGCGGACGGCGAGGCTGGCCCAGAGGTTTACGCCGTGGCCACCAAGCGAGACCAGGCGAAGATCATCTGGCAGGAAGCAAAGCGCATGGTGCAGAAATCACCGGCGCTGCGCAAACGGACGCGCTGTCTGGTCGGCGAGGTGGACAGCGATTATAACGACGGCGTATTCAAGCCGCTGTCCTCGGACAGCGACACGCTCGACGGCCTGAATATCCACGGGGCCATGATGGACGAGATCCATCAGTGGAAAAACGGCAGACCGCTGTACGACATCATTGCCGACGGCGATCAAGCCCGCGCACAGCCGCTGCGATTCATCACATCCACAGCCGGCACCATTCGAGAAGACATCTACGACGAAAAATACGAAGAGGCCGAGCGCATCATAAACGGCTACGAAGATCCGGACGGGTACCACGACCCGCGCCGGATCGCGTTTATTTATGAGCTCGATAAGCGCAGCGAGTGGACAGACCCGGACTGCTGGAAAAAGGCAAATCCGGGGCTCGGGACGATCAAGTCCTACACGGCCCTCAAAGAGCGGGTAGAGCGGGCGGAGAAAAACCCGGCCCTCGTCCGAAACCTCGTCTGCAAGGATTTCAACATCCGCGAAACGTCCTCCGAAGCCTGGCTCAATTTTGAGCAGCTGGACAATCGTGACACCTTCCAGCTCGACAAGGAAAACCGCCGCCTGATCTGGCAGCACCACATGGCGGACGGCAAGACGCAGGAGCGCGTGCTTTCCTACCCGCGATACGGCATCGGCGGCGCGGACCTCTCAAAGACCACTGACCTGACGGCGGCGAAGGTGCTGTTTCAGGTGCCGGAGCTGCCGGAGATCCTGTTTGTGCTGCAGATGTACTGGCTGCCGCAGGAGCTTTTGGAAAAGCGCGTCACGGAAGATAAGATCCCATACGACAAGTGGCATGAGCGCGGGCTGCTCAGATTATCAGAGGGAAACAAGATCCGCTATGAGGACGTCAAAGCATGGTTTGTCGAGGTGCAGGAAGATCTCGATATTTTTCTGCCGTTTTTCGGCTACGACGCATGGTCTGCGTCTTACTGGGTAGACAGCATGGCGGACTATTTCGGGAAAGAGGCCATGATCGCCGTGCATCAGGGGGTCAAGACCCTGTCCGAGCCAATGAAGCGATGCGGGAACGACCTCGAATCCAAGCGCATTATTTACAACAACCACCCGATCGACAAGTGGAACCTCGCAAACACCGCCTACGACGAGGACAAAAACGGCAACATCCAGCCGCACAAAACGAGCAAGTCCACGCGCCGCATTGACGGAACGGCGGCCCTGCTCGATGCCTACACGATCTACGATCAGAAGCAGGCAGAATACACCAGTATGCTCTAGGAGTGAGACAATGGGATTTTTTAAAAACCTCCTGACGAATATCACGACGACCAAGCGCGTTTCGACCGTGCAGATGGTGCAGGAGCGCGGAAACGGCTTTTATAGCTATAACGGAAAGATGTACCAGTCCGACATCGTCCGCGCCTGTATCCGCCCGAAGATCAAGGCCATCGGAAAGCTGACGGCCAAGCATATCCGGGAAACAGTCACGGCCTCGGCGCGGAAGATCGCCGTCAATCCGGAGCCGTATATCCGGTTCCTGCTCGAGGAACCGAATCAGTACATGACAGGCCAGCTGCTGCAGGAGAAGCTGGCCGCGCAGCTGGTCCTCAACAACAACGCGTTTGCCGTGATCCTGCGGGATGAAAACGGCCTGCCAAACGCCATTTTTCCAGTCGCGGCCATGCAGGCAGACGCTGTCTATGACGCGGGCGGAAATTTGTATCTGAAATTTTACATGCAGAACGGCAGCGTCCTGACGTTTGCCTATGACGATATCATCCACCTGCGCGGGGACTTTTACGAGAATGATATCTTCGGCGACCCCATTGCTCCGGCCATTGTGCCGCTGATGGAGATCGTCACCACGACGGATCAGGGCATCGTCAAGGCCATCCGGAATAGCGCCGTCATCCGCTGGCTTTTGATGTTCGCAGCCTCCATGCGCGCGGAGGATATCAAGAAGCGCGCGCAGGACTTTGCCGACAGCTTCCTCAATGTTTCCAACGGCACGGGCGTCGCGGCCGTAGACGCAAAGGCAGAGGCGAAGCAGATTGACCCGAAGGATTACGTCCCGAACGCCGCCCAGATGGACAAAACCACGCAGCGCATTTATGCCCTGTTTAACACCAACCCGCATATCGTCACGTCCATTGCGACGGAGGACGAACAGAGCGCGTATTTTGACGCCGAGATCGAGCCGGTGCTGAAGCAGCTCAGCGGCGAGTACACCCGCAAGCTATTCTCCCGGCGCGAGCGCGGCTGCGGGAATCGCATCGTATTCGAGGCCTCCGCGTGGGACTTCGCGTCGACATCGACAAAGCTCAATCTCTTGCAGCTGGTCGACCGAGGCGCGCTGACGCCGAATGAATGGCGGCGTGCGTTCAATCTTGCACCGGTAGACCGCGGAGACAAGCCGATCCGCAGGCTGGACACGCAGCCGGTCGACCGAAATACCACCCAGAAAGGAGATGAAACCACATGAAGATCAGCATTCGCGGGCCCATCGTATCCAGCAATCAGCACCGCTTCTATCAGTTTTACGGAATGGAGGCGACGAGCCCGAGATCCGTAGCGGACGCGCTTGCCAAGGGAAACGGCGAGCGGGCCGAAGTCGAGATCAATTCCGGCGGCGGCGAGATCTTCGCCGCAAGCGAGATCTACACCGCCCTGCGCAGCTACGCAGGCGGCGTCCACATCCGCATCGTCGGCCTCGCAGCCTCGGCCGCGTCCATCATCGCCATGGCGGGAGAGTCGGAAATGACACCGACCGGCATGATGATGATCCACAACGTCCAGACAGAGGCCAGCGGCGATTACCGCCAGATGGAGCACACCGCAGGGACGCTGCGCGACGCCAACCACGCCATTATCTCGGCCTACGTCACCAAGACAGGCAGGCCGGAGGCGGAGATCGCCGCCATGATGGACGCAGAAACATGGATCACAGCGGAGCGGGCCGTAGAACTCGGACTCGTTGACCGCGTGATGCAGCCGAACACCGGCCAGAAGCCGCTGGCAGCGGATTTTTATTCCGGCATGCTCAGCGAAGACGCGCTCCGGCGCGCGGAAAACTTTTTAAAAGGTCAGGCCGCAGAGCCTGATTTTTTTATGCCCGAACGGGCGCAGGCAGAAGCAAAACTGAAATTTTTAAAACTCAAAGGAGAATTGAAATGACAAAGGAATTTTACAACATCCAGCGCCAGAAGCTCATGGACGACGCCCAGAAGCTGCTGGACGAAGGCAAGACCGCAGAGGCGCAGGCCAAGATGAAGGAAGTCGAGGCCCTCGACGCCAAGTTTGAGGAGGAAGCCAAGATCCAGGCGAACCTCAACGCACTTGCGGGTCAGAAGGTTGCGGCACCGGCTGCGGCCGCGCAGTCCGTCGACCTGTCCGGCGGCGCCAAGACCCCGGACGTGCTCGACCGGTACGACACCGATGAGTACAAGCGGGCCTTTATGAACTATGTCCTGACCGGCAAGAAGATCCCAGCAGAGCTGACCAACGTGGACGCCAACACCAAGACCTCCGACGTCGGCAGCGTCATCCCGACCACGACCATCCAGAAGATCTACGAGAAGATGGAAGCCATCGGCATGATCCTGCCGCGCGTAACACACACGTCCTACGCGGGCGGCGTCCAGGTCCCGACCAGCTCGGCCAAGCCGACGGCCTCCTGGGTCGCCGAGGGCGAGGGCTCTGACAAGCAGAAGACTTCGACCGGCAAGATCGTCTTTGCGTACCACAAGCTGCGCTGCGCGATCTCCATGTCGCTGGAAGTTTCCATCATGGCATACCCGATGTTCGAGGCACAGTTTGTCCGGAACGTCGCAAATGCGATGGTAAAGGCGAAGGAGCAGGCCATCATCAACGGCACCGGTTCCGGCCAGCCGAAGGGGATCCTTGCGGAGACCGCCCCGACCGGCCAGAACATCGACATTGCCGCCGCGACAACTGCTCTGACCTACAAGGATCTGTGCAAGGCCGAAGCTGCGCTGCCGCAGGCATATGACGGCGCGGTCTGGTTCATGTCCAAGAAGACCTTCGAGACGCAGATCGTCGGCATGGTAGACAACAACGGCCAGCCCGTTGCGCGCGTCAACTACGGCATCAACGGCAAGCCCGTCAACTACATCCTCGGCCGCGAGGTCATCCTGACCGGCGACTACCTGCCGGCCTTTGCGGAGTCGGTCACGGCCGACACCGTCTTCGCCTTTATGTTCGATCCGGCGTACTACCTCTGGAACGAGAACATGGGCATGACGGTAAAGCGCTACACCGACGAGGACACCGACGACGAGGTCACAAAGGCAATCGAGATCGCCGACGGCGCGTGCGCCGACGTCAACAGCCTCGTCACGCTGACCAAGAAGAAGGCCTGACGGCGCGCGGCCAACAGGGAGGGATAACCATTGGCTTTGATCAACGTTGCAAAAACCGCCCTGCGGCTGACCACAAACGCCCTTGATGACGAGCTCAAAGACGAGATTGACGCCTGCCTCATGCGCCTGCACCTTGCGGGCGCAGAGGGAGCGGACGAAGATCCGCTGGTAAAGGACGCCGTCCGCGCCTACGTCCGCTGGCAGCATGATTTCTGCGGCCGGGGCGAGGAATGGAAGACCTGCTTCGCAGATATCCGCGACGCCATGGGACTCTCGGACGATTACCGGGCAGTCCCGGCCAGCGGCGGAACAGGAGGCGCGTGCTGTGATCTTTGATATGCAAATCACGCTGCGCCTGTTCTCCTACCCCATCGTAAACGGCCAGACGACGGAAAAGCTCGAGCGAGAAACCACCGTCTGGGCTGCCCGCAAGTCCGTAAACCGCGCCGAGTATTATCAGGCCGCGCAAGCCGGCAAGCGCACGGACGCAATTTTCCGCATGCACAGCGCGGAATACGGCGGCGAGCAGCAGCTCGTCTGCGGCTCCGACGTCTTTGACGTCGTCCGCAGCTACGGGCAGGAAACAGAGGAAATCGAGCTGACCTGCAAACGGAGGGACGGCGCATGATGATCTATGAGGCGCTATCAAGCCTGGGCGTTCCGGTCTGCCATCCGCCATACAAGGGCGGGGAAGAAACCTACGTCACCTATCAGCTGCTCGGCCAGTCCGGCCAGATCTACGCCGAGGGCGGAGAGGCCGAGACCGGCGTGCAGTACGCCGTTTCCATCTTCGCAGAGGGCTTTGCCGCCGGGCTTTTAAAGCGCGTAAAAGCCGCGCTGGAGGCCGCTGGCTACATCGTCACCGTAGACATGGAAACCTACGATAAGGAAACAGGACGCACGCAGATCGCGCTCATCGCCGAAACGGAGGGCGCGGAGTATGGCTAACATCTCTATCACCGGCGCCGACGAGCTCATTGCCACGCTCCAAAAAGCGAATGTTTTTGATGAGGACATGCAGCAGGAGCTCCTGTACGCCGCCGGGGATATCATCGTCGAGGAGCTGCAAAATGCCGTCCGGGCGAGCGGGTTCCGCACGGAAGCATACGCCTCCAGCGTGAAATACCGCAAAACCATCAAACGCGACAAAAACGGAGACCCGTATATCACCATCACGGCAGTCGGCAAAAACGAGCACGGAACGCGCAGAGCGACCGTGCTTTTTGTTTTGAATTACGGCCGTGCGAAGGGGTACGGGCAGATCACAGGAACTTATTTTTGGACAAAGGGTGTCCGCAACGCGCAGAAGCGCGTGAACGCGGAACTTGAAAAAATCCTCACACAAAAGCTGAAAGAAAGGGGCTTACTGTAATGCCTAGTTTTGACTTACGCGGCATCCGGGCGGGAAAGTATAAAAACACGTCCGGCACCGTGACCTACACAGAGCCGACCGACGTCGGCGACGCCATGAGCGCGCAGCTGGAACTCAAGTTCGCCGAGGGCCGCCTGTACGCAGAATCCAAGCTTGCCGAGTATATCAAGCTTGCCACCGGCGGCACGATCTCGCTGGCTGTCAAGTACATCAAAAGGGCCGCACAGGCCATGCTCTACGGCTGCACATCCGATACGAGCAAGGAAAATCTGAAATTCTCGGCCAAGGACATCGCAAACTATGTCGGCGTCGGCTTTTACGCGCCGGACAAGATCGACGGCGTGACCAAATACACCTGCGTCTGGGTGCCGAAAGCGCTGTTCGGCCCGCCCTCACTGAGCTACCAGACCAAGGGCGAGAACATCCAGTTCAACACGCCAACCACGACCGGCGAATTCCTCGCGGACGACTCCGCCGACGAGCTGCTGCTCGAAACTGAAACCGTAGACACCGCGGCGGAGGCCGTTGCCTGGATCAAGGGAAAGCTGGGTGAAACTTAATGGAAACGACCAAGTTTGACTTTGTAGACTACGAATTCGAGGGCAGGACCTACCGGCTCGTCTGCAACATGAATGTCGCAGCGTATGTGCAGGATGAATACGACGGCAATCTTCTGCAGGCGCTTGACCGGATCCATGGAATCAAAAGCACGCTGGCCTTTCTGGCCGGCATGCTGACAGACGCCGCCGACACGCAGGGGATCAAGGACGAAAACGGGCTGCCGCTAATATTTACCAGGAAGCAGCTGGGCCGGAAGCTCACGCTTTCGCAGACGATCGAAGCCGGAAAACTGATCTATCCGCTGGTCTGGGCGGAGGTAGTCGAGAAAAATCAGGCCGGAAAAGAGCAGAAGGAAGACGAAAAAAACTGACACCGCCGGGGAAACCGAAGCAGCTGGGCTTTGATTTCCCCGGCTTCCTCGCAATCTGGCTCTTCCGGCTGCATCTGCCGGAGCGGGATTTCTGGAAAACCATGTCCCCGCGCCGCATAACGCTCCTGCTTGACGCGCTTGCGCCGCAAAAGCAGCCGGAGCAGCAGGAACAGCCGCAGAGCCTGTCGGCCTATCTGAACGGAGGCACCTAACATGCCGAACATCAATACAAAATTTACGCTTTCGGGCGAAAAAGAATACAAGCAGGCCATTTCCGAGATCGGCAGCGGCATGAAGGTGCTGGACTCGGAAATGCGCAAGGTATCCTCTGCCTACGCGCAGAACGCGGACAGCGTAGAGGCCCTAAACGCCAAGAATGACGTCTTAGAGCGCAAGATTTCCACGCAGGTGGAGAAGATTGAGTATCTCAAGGCTGCGCTCCAGCAGTCCGCCGAAAAATACGGCGAGGCAGACAAGCGCACCATGCAGTGGCAGACCAGCCTCAACAACGCCGAGGCTGAGCTGAACAATCTCAACAACCAGTTTGACGAGAACAAGCAGAAGATCGCGGACTCCGGCAAGGAGATGGGCAACCTCGGCGACGTGGTAAACGGCCTGACGTCCAAGCTTGGAATCCAGCTGCCGGACAGCATGAAATCATCCATGAACGCCATGGGCAGCCTCGATGCACAGTCGCTGGCGCTGGCTGGCGGCTTTGCTGCCGTCGCGGCGGCGATTGTCAAGGCAGAAAAAGCCATGATCTCCATGACGAAGGAGTCCGCCGCCTTTGCCGACAACATCATCACGCTATCCATGCAGACCGGCCAGTCGACACAGCAGCTGCAGGAGTTTGCCTATGCGTCCGAGCTGATCGACGTATCCGTAGACACCCTGCAGGGAAGCCTGACAAAGCTGACCAACAACATGCAGGACACGATGAACGGCACGGGCAATGCGAAGGCATCCTTTGAGGCACTGGGCGTCTCCGTGACCAATGCCGACGGCAGTATGCGCAGCGCGAACGATGTTTTCTATGAAACGATTGACGCGCTCGGGCAGGTAAAAAACGAAACCGAGCGGGACGCAATGTCCATGGACATTTTTGGCCGTTCGGCGCAGGATTTGAATCCGCTGATCATTCAGGGCTCGCAGACACTCAAGGCCTACGCAGACGAGGCGCACAACGTCGGGTATGTGCTCGACGACGAGGCGCTTTCTGCACTCGGCGCGGTAGACGACGCATACCAGCGCCTGCAGAACACGCAGGAGGGCGTGAAAAACCAGCTGTCCGCCGAATTCGCCCCGTACCTCGAAGAATTCTACGGCGACGTGACCACCATGGTAAAGGACGGCGGCAAGGCGCTCAAGGACTCCGGCATTGTCGACGCGTTCGGTATGCTGCTAGAGACCGTCGGCGATATCCTGAACCCCATGTCCGACTTATCCAACAACCGCGTCCCGGCGCTGACCAAAGCGCTGCAGCCCCTCGCAAAAGTCATGGCGCTCATGGCCGACGCGGCGGAGCTTTTAAAAGGCGTTATCAACTTTAGCACCGGCCACATCAGCGAGGGCTGGGGACAGATGACGCACGCGCTCGGCTTTGGCTATTCCAGCGGCAACGGCAACAACTACCAAAATCTGCTCGATAGCTACACAGAGCAGCAGTGGGGGCAGAGCGCGGCAGATCTCGCCAAAGCCTACGAGGATGCAGTTGCCCGCGGCGACCCGTCCACCATCGGCATCACAGAGGACGAATGGGTTCGCCGCTATCTGGGCGGCAACGCCGCCGGAACGGACAACTGGCGAGGCGGATGGACGCGGGTGAACGAAAACGGTCTCGAGCGGATCTTCCTGCCGTCCGGATCGCGCATCCAGACGGCCAGCGAGACGCGCTACACCTCCGGCGATACCTACAACACCACCGTCTACGTTGATCATGTGGACGACCTCGACACCATCCTCCGCATCGCCAAAAACGCACGCATCACAGCCAGAATGGGGGCGAAGTAAATGGCAACCTTTACAGTACCGGCGAGTGGGTCAACGGCAGTTGCAAAGAACCACCCGAATACAAACTACTCAAATCTTGCACAGTACAAGTTGTTTGTGGAACCGTTTACGGGGGAAGCAGGAAACGTCAAGCAAGGGGATAACATATATATCAAATTCCCTGTGCCGGGAGATGCGTATAAATTTAAACGCGTAACAAAGGTGACGCTTACAATATACGCACAGCCGACAAAAGAAAGCGAGACTGGGTATAAACAAATTTGGGCATATGTGAACGGGCTGGCAAGCCCACTCGATGTGAGCACAGTAACATATGTGACTAGGCCGAGCGTTTACAGACAGAGCATTTCGCAGCACGCCGATGGATATTGGTCTACGCTGAACGAGATTATACAGCTAAGTGCAGATTATACGCCATACAGTGAAGAACGCAAAACAGAATTAAAAAGCGGCATAAAGAATGGATTTGTTTTTGCGTTCAGAGGAGCGCCGTCTGGAACAAGCGAAGCAATTTTTTATGGGGAAAAATCAACGCGAAAGCCGTTCCTGACATGCGAGTACTCAAACGACAATGTCGGAATAAAAGCAGACAATTTTTCCCCATCGTCAGGAGCGTTCGTAAACAGGTTTCAAAAAAACACATTTACATGGGACGCCGAGGATGACACAGATCTCACGCAGGTTTGCTTCGCAGAGGTGAAACAAACCTCCGCTGTTTTTGAGTGGCGCGTAAAAAACGCAAGCACATCAAAAACGATAAGCGTGTCTGGCGCGACGACCGCTTGCACGGTCCCGGCAAACACATTCCCGTCCGGGACGCTCGAATGGCGCGTAAAGGTGACGGCAAACAGCGGCACGACAACGACGTCCGCATGGCAGGAGATCACGACAACAGACGTTACCCCGACGGCCAAGCCCGTCTCCCCTTCCGGCATCGTCATCGACGCGACAATCGTCAACCGCTTTTCGTGGAAGCACATCATTTCCACCGGCACGCCGCAGAGTAAAGCGGATCTGCAGTGGTCCGCCGACGGTACGACGTGGAACACCCTTGCGACCGTCACGGGAGAAAACCAGTATTACGACGTTCCGGCGAACAAATTCACAAGCGGAACAAAATACTGGCGCGTGCGCACCTACAACACAGACGGCACGCCGTCAAACTGGAGCGACAAGGCAGAGTTTATCGCCATCAACGCCCCATCGGCCCCGTCCATCGTCATCCAGTCCACCGGCCCGCGCCCGCGCATCACCTGGCAGACCTCTGAGCAGGAGGCCTATCAGCTGACGCTCTCGAGCGGCTACGCCTCCGGCACGGTCTACGGCACGGAGAAGGCATGGCGCTCGCCGGTCTACCTCGCCGACGGCAGATACACCATTCGCGTGCGCGTGCAGAACAAGTACGGCATGTGGTCCGAGTGGAGCACAGCCGCGCTCCCCGTTTCGCACACCGAGGGCGAGGCGATCACACTGTCGGTCGACGCGGCCCACGAGGCCGCGCTCACATGGCAGACCGCAGGCAGCTATGATTTTTATCTGATCGAGCGGGACGGCGTCGCCATTGGCCGCACCGTCCAAAAGCAGTACGTCGACCACACCAGCATCGGCTCCGTCACCTACCGCGTCCGCGGCTGCTACGACGAAAGCGATAACTACGGCGTGTCCAATTCCGACACTGTCGAAGTGCTGCCCGAGACCAACATGATCTGCGACCTCGAGACCGGCGTCTGGCTCGAGATGCGCCTGTCCGAAACGCAGCTGCGCACCAACCGCACCAGTTTCTCGGCCGGCGTCTCGACCGTCCATCTGGCGGGCCTTGCCTACCCAGTCGAGGAGCGCAGCGAGCAGCGCGACCGCGCCCTATCCGTCGCCTGCGCCTGGCCGCACGCGCAGCGGGCCGCCGCCCTTGCGCTTGAGGCCCTTGTAGGCCGCCTCGTCTGCCTCAAGGACCGCTACGGCAACATGGCCATCGGCTCGCTCCCGTCGCTCGAGAGCAGCTGCGACGAGTTCATGCGCCGCTATTCCTTCACCATCTCGCACACGAACCGGAAGGAGGCGATCACACTTGACCCGTGACGTCCGCTTCCGCATCGACGTGCTCCGGAACGGCGCGCCCATCACGCAGTTGCAATGGGACACAGGCAGCCCGCCGCAGATCATGAGCGACCGCGCCGCGAACATCCACGGCACGCTCAAGGGCAGCTTTCTTCCCAATGCCGTAGCGGCGTGGGAATCGGACGAGCTGCGGCCATGGATCATCGTAAACGGGACGGAGCACTCTCTCGGCATCTATCAGGCTGCGACCGTCAGCCAAAAAGGAAGCGCGGGCAGCACGCGCGTAGAGATCGAAGCCTACGACCGCTGCTGGCGCGTGTATACGCAAAAAACCGAGACGATCCTGCATCTTGCCGCTGGCTCGTCGTACATCACCGAGATCCGCAAGCTGCTGACAGCCTGCGGCATCTCGCTCGTGATCGCAACGCCGAACGCCGCTGTGCTGGCGACAGACCGCGAAGACTGGCCAATCGGCACAAGCTACCTGACGATCATCAACACGCTGCTCTCGGAGATCAACTATGAAAGCCTCTGGTTTGACGCGGACGGCGTGTGCAGGCTCGAACCGTATCAGGAGCCGTCCGCCGCCATCATCGACTGGCGCTACGGCGTGACGGACCTGTTTCTACCGGAGAAACATCCGGGGCCGGACTGGTCGGACGAAACGGACATTTTTGACGCGCCGAACGTCTTCGTCGTGACCTGCAACAACCCGGACATGGACGCGGCCATGGTAGCGACGGCCGTCAACGACAATCCGGCCTCCAAGAAATCCACCTTTAAGCGAGGAATGCGCATAACCTCCGTCGAGCGGGTAGACAATATCGCCTCGCAGGACGAATTGCAGGCCTACGCCGACAAGCGCCGCAACGAGTCGCTGCTTGCTACGCGCGCCATTACATTTTACACGCTCAATGAGCCGGGGCACGGCGTCGGCGATATCCTGGCCCTGACGCACGACAAAATCGGCGGCATTTACCTTGAAACCGGCTGGTCGGTCACGATGCAGGCCGGAAGCCTCATGACACACTCTGCAAAAAGGACGGTGATCGCCTGATGGAGGGCATCAACAGCTTATTTGTATCATCGATCAGCATGCCGGACGAAAATCTGCCGGAAAACTTTCTGGCGACCGTCGGCGCGGTCTACGAAGACGGCCTGTCCCTCATTTTGGAGGGGCAGACCGAAGCCACGACGAAGCATTACAAGTGCAACACGTCGGCCACCTTCGCCGCGGGCGACCGCGTCAAGGTCGCGCGGATCTCCGGCAGCTATATCGTCGAGTACGTTGTCGGGCCGCCGGGAAGCGGCGGGAGCGGAGGAGAGAGCGCTCCACCAGACAGAATCAAAAAAGATAGTTACGGCATGTACGTCAAAAGCAATTTCTTGCTGCCACTTTACGGGAATGAAAGCATTGGCGCGACAAATGTGCCGTTTTACGGGGTGGCTGCAAATAGGGTTTGGCTGTGCTATAACGCAAGCAAATACGCAGCATTAAGGTGCAACAGCGACGGGAAACTGCTTGTGAACGGCACTGTGATTGCATAGGAGGCAAAATAACATGATCCAGATCCACATCACCAAAGCCTGCGCGCATCTGTGCTCGCCGCCGGAGCTTCTGACGGCGGGCATGGCGAAGGCCGTCAGCGTCCGGTTCGCGTTCTCCGAGGAATGGGACGGCCTGACGAAGACGGCAGTATTTACAAACAGGAAGAAAACTGTAGACGTGCTGGAATCCGAGTGGGACGGGAACCGTCTGATCGTACCGTATGAGATCCTTGCTGACGCCGGGCTGATCGCCCGCGTCGGTGTGTACGGGTCCAACGCCTCCGGCGTCGTCCTCCCGACGGTATGGGTGACGCTCGGCAAGGTGCAGCCTGCGGCGGAGCCATCCGGCGACCCGGCTGCGGAGCCGACGCTCCCGATCTGGGCACAGCTACAGAAGCAGATCGGCGACCTGGACGATCTCAAGACCTACAACAAGGACAACCTCGTTGCCGCCATCAACGAAGCCCGCAATTCCGGCGGCGGAGGCGGCGGCGGCTACAACATCGGCCCCGGATTGAAGCTGGACGCCGAAACCAACACCCTGTCCGTCGATACGGCGGACGCAGTCGAAAAGGACAACACCAAGCCTGTCACCTCCGCCGCTGTGTTTGCGGAGGTAGGCAACATCAACGCGCTGCTCGCGACGATTTAAGGAGAGGATTTTATGAGCACACAGACTGAAATTACAAGATTGCAGACCGCGCGGAACAAGCTGCGCACATGGCTCGTCGGCCTCGGCCTTGCCGCGAGCACGGACAAGCTCGACGCGCTGGCCGACAAGGCAGCAGCCATCAAGAATAACGGCGCGGTCGACGCGCAGGTAAAAGAGGGGGAGAGCTACACCGTCCCGAAGGGCTATCACGACGGAACCGGAACGGTCAAGGGCGTCGGAGGCGGCGGCAACTACCAGCTGCAAGCCAAATCCGTCACCCCGACCAAGGAGCAGCAGGCCGTCACGCCCGATCAGGGCTATTACGGCCTGTCCGGCGTGACCGTCGGCGCGATCCCGGAAAACTATCAGGACGTCTCCGCCACGACCGCCGCGCCCGGCGACGTGCTGGCGAATAAAGTCTTTATCGATGCCGACGGCGTAACGCAGGCAGGCACTATGCCGGACAACGGCGCGGTATCCAAGGTGCTGGACGCGACGGCCGGCAATCAGGAATACACCGTCCCGGCGGGCAAGCACTCCGGCGCGGGCAAGGTATCTGTCGTGCTGGAAACCAAGACCGCAACACCTGCCGAGGCCGCGCAGGACATTACGCCCACGAAGGGCAAAGTCCTCGGCAAAGTCACGGTCGGCGCGATCCCGGCCAAATACAAGGACGTTTCCGGCGTCACGGCTGGCGCGGGCGACGTGCTGGACGGAAAATTCATCGTCGACGCGACTGGCGCGAAGATCGAGGGCACAATGGCAAACAACGGCGCGATCTCGAAGACCATCGACGGCCTCACACAGACCAGCGTAGCCATCCCCGCAGGCTATACCTCCGGCGGCACGGTCGGCCTGACGGACGACATCGAAAACGCCCTCGCCGCGATTTGAAGGAGAAACAGATATGAGCGTACAGACAGAGATTGACCGCATTATCACGGCAGTCGGCGCGGCGTATGACGCAGTGGAGGCCAAAGGAGGCACAACCCCAGCGGCACAGACCATCGAAGGGCTTGCCGCAGCAGTCGGTACGATTCAGACCGGCATAGCCCCGCAGCTGGTCGTAACGGTATCTGCCGGTGCGATGGTCACAGCGACGAACGGCTCCAAAACGATCAGCGGAACATCTGACAGCACCGGAGTTTGTACGCTTATCGTTCCGGAGATCGGCACATGGAGCGTATCCGCGACGCTGGACGGGAAAACATCTGACACAAAATCCGTATCTATCACGGACAGCTATGCGGTGTCGCTTAATTTTGTAGACCCGTTACTGAATAACAATACTTGGGAAACAATAAAAAATATATCAGACGCGGGACAAGGCGCGAACTATTGGAGCATCGGGGACAGAAAAGCTGTAACACTAGATGGAACGGTAGGGGCCCTGACGCTCTCTAATTACACAACGTATGCTTTCATTATCGGATTCAACCATAATGCGAGCGTTGAGGGCGCAAACCGCATCCATTTCCAACTCGCAAAAACCGCCCTATCCGGAGGTACGGACGTTGCGCTATGCGACAGCTATTACAGCAGTTACAACAATACCGGTGTCGGATTCGTCATGAATACCGGAAACTCAAACTTTGGCGGTTGGGCATCGTCAAATATGCGAACAGGAACTTGCGGTACAAGCCTATCAAGCTACTCTGGTACGATCATTGCGGCCATCCCGGCAGCGCTCAGAGCCGTGCTGAAATCCGTGACGAAGTACACGGACAACACCGGCGGCGGAAATCCATCGGCGAACAACGTAACAGCGACGACGGATTACTTTTTCCTCCTCTCCGAGCTTGAGGTTTTCGGGAGTATTTCGAGGGCAAACTCGAACGAGGCGAGCAAGCAAGCGCAGTACGCCTATTATTCCGCCGGGAACAGCAAAATCAAGTACAACCACAACGGAACGGCGGC